ACGATGCGCCCGAAGAGTAACCGCTTGACGATGCGCCCGAATAGTCACCGCTTGACGATGCGCCCGAATAGTTACCGCTTGACGATGCGCCCGAATAGTCACCGCTTGACTTTGTGTCTTCGGTAAATTTTACTTTTTCAAAAATAAATTTAATACCCGTTTCAATAATACTTTTCAATTTTATTTCTGCCCCTATTTTTATTTTTGATACAGCTACTTTAGAATCTGAATTTTCTTTAGAAATAATGCCTCCTCCCTCTACATTGGTAAATCTTGAATTTGATGGAGGATAATAATTAAAAATATCTAATGGGTTTTCACAAAAATGAAATCCTGATTTACAGGCTTCTGCCGTTTCTTCTTCATACTCTTTTCCAATTTCATATTGAAAATCACGACATTTAAGATCTTTATCATATCCCTTAAATCCGAAAACAACTTCTTCTTTTGATTTTGTGACCTCTTTTTTTTCTTTCATAATAAATGTTGGATTAAATTTTAATTTTTGCTTTTCCTTCTATATACATTCCGTGCTCAATTCCTTTGAATTCCAACTCTTCCATACCTAATTTCTTGGCATATTTAAAAGTCATTTTAAGGCTGTTTGCGCTTTTTAGGTCGTTTGATATTATTGATTGATTTATCTCTAAATCTTTAGCCAGTTGTGATTTGGTAATTGTCAATGAATCAATAAAGTTTTGCAATACTGTTTTCATAAACTAATTTGTTTTATATTTTAATTCTTCGCCTGTTAATGCAAAATACATATTCTGCAATTCATGTACGTGCTTTGCTTCAACACCAATCTGGTCTGAATTTACAGAAACATTAAATCCATGACGTATTCTTCCCCAAATTGAAAAACCTAAATCAGAATCTATTTGATAAGAATCATTTATTTCCGTATATTCAAATCCGAATCTAAACAGCCATTCCCTTGTTATCTGAACAGGTTCTGCATTCGAAATTTTAAAGCATCCTTCCGTAGACTCCCCTCTTTTTATCCTGAACGTATCATCACTATGAAGTGAAGATATTTCTACAATCTCGGATTTGTAAGCTATAAGGTTTCCTATCCTGAAATCCTTTGACGATAATCTTTTTTCTTGTTCCATAATTAAATATTTTGTTATAGCAAATATATGTAATAATTTAAACTTTTAAATATATAAAACAAACTTTAACATAATTAAAATAAAAAATCCCCGTAAACAGGGGATTTAAAAGTTAAAATAAAATTTGAATCAGGTTTTTTTATTTATGTATTTGTAAACCAACAATAAAAATAAGCTTCCTAAAACGGTCCCTACAAACATGAATCCAATGACAATATAAATAAGCCATCCGAAATCAGCCTTTTCTTGCTTTTCAGATTCCTTGTCCTTAATAGATTGTTGCAGTTCTCGATTTTCTTTTCTAATTTCCTCTATGAAAGACGAAAAACAGTCTACTTGGGTAATCCTTCCGGAATCATCGTAAACTGTCTTTAAAACGGTTCCTTGAATGTTTTTACGGTATATCGTAGTATCTTTGAATATAACATTTGGAACTTCATAGGTTACGGTGTCGCCTTTTCGGAAAGTCTTTGTTTCTATCTGTTCTTTGAGAAGGGTATCTGTTTTAGACTTGGAGGACTTTTTTACTATGTCGCAGGAAAATAATAAAACAGACAATAATAATATTTTGTATATTTGTTTTTTCATAATTAATTTTTGGTTTTAAATTTGAAAGCCTCCTATGTGTAATAGAGAGGCTTTTTTATTTTTAAAATATAACGTATCCGTTTTTGTCTTTCGGCATTGAATTTATTTCCTTCAACGTAAATCCAAATGTTTTCTGAAAGTGTGGCGAGTCCTTGATTGACTTAAAATCACCGCCCCATTCCCAGCCTTTAGACTTGAAATAGTTGGTTACCTTCATCCAGTGTTTGTCTACATTATAAGAAGCAGTTTCAAAGGTTCCGTTTCCGTCCTTGTCTAAAAGCATTACGATGTCAAAAGCAAGAACTGCAGGCGGATTATGCCAGGACTGGCTACCTTTTGCGTTTGTAACTATTCTGCCCGGTTTTGTGCGGCCTTGGGCATATAGGGCATCCTGTTCTTTATTGGATCTTAATGTATATGTCAAACGCAACCTTACGCCTTTGGGCAATAGTTTTTCATTTGCATATTCGTACATTTCCAAAACCTCTTTTAAAACGCACGGGTGCATTGTTTTTATTCTCTGGATTGTTATTTCATCTAATGCCATAATTTTCATTTATTTTAATACTGTCAATTGATTTTGTAAGGAGATAAAGTTGTATGTCAAACATCTGTGATTTTAACTTCTTCTTGTTCTTGTAGAATATGTAGTCTGCATTTACCGAAGCATCCGGAATATGTTCTTTTGTCTTCGGAATATCCTTTATGCCGATTGTGGTAAAAAATCCGACAAGATAAAGAATCAATATTATTATGGTATTTTTCATTTTTTAGTCCTTTTCAAAACTTCGAGTTCAATTGTGATGCTGTCCAATCTTCTTTTCTGTATTTCCATTTCTTTAAAACCCAGCTGTAGTTCTTCAATCTGTTTTTTATCTTCATCCGTTTGTGCCTTTTTAAGAGATTCGTTTTCAAGGAGTATTTTTTTATTTTCCAATGAATATTCTGAATCAACTCTTGTTTCCGATATTCTTCTATCAACTTCCCGCCAAATTAATAAGGACACCAGTATTGCATAAATAAAGTTAGACCTTATGTTTCTTTTTTCTCCAGGCTTCTTGCTTCCAAACCAGTCTGCCAATTTTATAAAAACATTCACCAGCCATGTAACAAACTCCATAAACGGTTTATACATCCATTTAAAAAAGTATGTTATGTCCATTATGGTTTTTTATTTTGGTGGCTAATTTTATTATTTTTGCTTTAATAAATGAAATTGACTTTTTAATATTTGAATAGAAAATACCTATGAATATGGCGCCTGTTTCAATGTATATTGAATGATTCCATAGCCACTCTAACATTATTCCGATTTCTTGTCCAGTCTGAAGCATCTTATCAGGATTAGAGCTACAGCAAATATAATCAATGGTTTTGCGTAGTCGTTTATATAATTACTATGTAATGATGTAATTTTTTCCTCTACATATACATAGCAGTAATCCCAAAGATATAATTTTAAAATGACAATATTTACGGCTGAAATGAAATTTACCAATGTAAATGATAAAATGGTTGCATAAACGCATTTCCAAACTGATGTCATTTTGTTTATGTCGAGCCCTATGTACATTAAAAAAAAGAGGGTTTCCGACGTCATAGTGACGTCAGAAACCCTCCAGTAGAATTTGTTCCAGAATTCCAAGTCAATACTTGAAATACAAAGCAGTAAAAAGTCTGTTATCAATATACATCCTATTAGGAATTCTTTCTTGTAATTCATCTACGTTTTTTTAGGTCTTGGCTGTGTGGACTCTCCACTCTCCGTTTCTGTTGTAACCTCGAATCCCATCAGCTCGTACTTTTGGCACACTTCCTCGTGAGAGGTAATTTCTTCTGGTAAAGGTTCGTTTGACATTACGATTCTAATTGTTGCCATTTTTATATTATTTTAAGTTGAAACAAAATTAAATAAAAAAAGCATCGGTTAGGATGCTTTTAGGGTTTTGTTTTTTGACACTTCATAAAATTTTGACCTTATAGATGATAATGTTCTCAATGGAAATTCAAGACCACTTTCATTATGAAGCATATATCTTGCAAATTCAAACGCTTCTTCCATAGTTTCGCTATCATCAGACTCTATATACATAAATAGCCATTCTATTTCTTTTTCACTCCATTTCATAATAATTTATTTAAGTTTAATTCTTCGCCTGTTAATGAAAAGTAAAGGTTTTGGAGTTCGTGAACATATTTTACTTCCCTTATTGCTTTATCCGCCCAATCAGCAATAAAACCATCAAATACATCAGGATTTACCCAAACTGTAAACATTGTCCAATTCTCATATATATTTCCCTTTTTTTCAAATCCAATATTAAGAAGCCATTCTTCCGTTAATGGGATTCCTAAATACATAACAGAGGGTTGTATAATTTTTGAAACAGCGTAAATTGTTTCTGCTGTACAATTAACGTGTTTACCTAAATAGTTTATTGTATTACCTATTCGTAGTTCTTCTGCTTTCATAATCAGTTTAATTTAAAAGTTAATCCTATTTCCCCACTCGGTACGTAATCCTTATCCTCAACATCGGGCCTTTGCTGTATGGTCATTCTTGCGAAAGCCATAAACCTTCCAATATCGTATCTTGTTTCGGCACGGTATCCCCAAGAAAAGAAAGCAGAATTGGATTCCCTGTTTATAATGGAGAAATTAAGCCCGTTGTAGAATGACATTTTTTTGGTTGCGTGGAACTCATAGCCCGAAGCAACCCCATATCTTAAATAATCAGGATCCAAAGCGGTATGCTGTTCAAGTTCCAATGCGACTTCGAAGTTTCGGTAATTCGCCCCTATCTGTGCCGTGTAGTTCAAGGTAGGATTGTTGCCCGTCTGTTCGCTTCCGTGAACCAAATGCCTTCCGTCAACCCCGAAAGATATAAAAGCATATTGGTCTTTGTTCTGTGCTGTTGCTGTTATTGAAAACAGCAGTATGGTGATTATAGTTTTCATAATTTGAATAGTTTTGTTTGTCCAACGTGGTCGGTTATTCTTTTAATTGCAGAATCGAAATAATCCTTGTCTAATTCGCAGGCTGTTAATTCAAAGCCGTAATCGTGGCAGGCTATGGCAATGCTTCCTGAACCTAAATGGGTGTCTAAAATTTTATATCCCGGTTTGGCACACTTTTCTAAACAAAATTTATACAACTCAAATGGTTTTTCCGTAGGGTGTATTCTTTTTTGTTTATTTTTCATATTTTCCTGAATCATTCCATTCCAAGTATGTTTGAAAATCCTTGTTGCCTGATCGAATGAAGTATAAGCCAATTCTGCATCCGCAAATTTTGTAGTCCCGTTATTTTTATCCCAAACAATCCAACATTGTGAATTTTCTAACATATTACAAAAATAATTACCACCCCAAATAATCCTGTTTTTTGAAACCCTTATTAACTCATCAAAATACTCTTTACTTGGTATTTCCTTATCCCAATCCTTTTTTATGAATTTTGATTTTAAAGCGGCCCCCTTCCCTGATTTTCTTTTTTCACCTGCAAACGTTTGGCTTGCATCAATTCCGTAAGGAGGGTCTACAATGGCTAAATCGAAATAATTGTCCGGATAACGTGACATTAATTCCATGTTATCCTCGTTTGTTATTGTAATTTTATCGGTTATATTCATAATTTAAAGGTTAAAAATTTTATAAGCAATACAGAAAACAACAGTAATCGAAATAGTTCCTACTATCACAAAGCCTACTATTGTCTTTAATATCCTGTCTGTTCTTTCGTCGTCGTGGTTCATTGTTCTAAATTTTTAGTTGATTCGCTATACCATTCCCAGTTATCCACACCACCAGCTTCTAAAGCAGATAATAATTCATCACGTTTTAAAAGATTAGAATATTCTTCACCGCTTATTGATATTTCTTCACCCTCAATCATTACTTTTTTTGAATCCTCCAAATTTTTAATGTCTTGGATTAGTTTATCATAATCTTTTATTACAATATCTGTAAGAGATTTTCTATTCTCTACAATTCTGTCATATTTAATAATTTCTTGTGAATTATCCTGCAATTGTTTTTCCTGAATTTTTATAAGACTTTTGTTTTCAGCTACAATGTCTATCAGTCCGTTAAGAATATTCTTATTAGATGCAATTTGTGACTTTAGTTTTTCATTTTCTCTCCACTCAAAAGGGATGTCTTTTAAGTCCTTTGCTTTAACCCAAAATAAGTTTTCTTCTGTTATTTCATTCTGTTGAAATATTTCTTCCAAAATATCATTGGCATTATTCACCCTATCATCACAATAGCAAGTGCTTTTGTGACCTACCATACAAGCATCACAACCTCTAAATGATTCTGCGATTTGATCCAAATCTTTTCCTTCTATTTCAATCTTAACAAATACTTGGTAAAAATCTATTTGCTCATGTTTTTTTAAAACCAATACAGGTCTGTTGTTGTAGTACTTAATCGTATTTTCCATAATTAAATATTTTAAAGCAAGAATGCCAATCAAATCAAGAGCTTGGACTCTATCATTAATTGGCATTCTAAAATATATTTTCCCTTTGTAACTAAAAGTCCAAGTTTAATTACATGACAAACATAATAAATTATTCAATCACTTGTCATTATTTTTTGTTAAATCTGAAATTGTCTGGTCTTTTGTCGTGGAACTCTTGGAACTTCCGAAGTAGAAACCAAGCACTACGCCCATAATTCCGAATATTCCAATCTTGTCTGAATCGTTAACCTTTACAAAGGCTATTATCGAAAGACCTCCAAGGACAACAATAAATGCAAGTACTGCCTGAATCTTTATATGGTCTAGCAGTTTCATTATTTTTCAGTGATTAGCACGTCAACTGTTGCGCCTGAAACATTTCCCCATGTAGGCAAAAGTCCAACTACATCAACCCTATTTCTAACCAATACTGTAAAGCCTGTTGTAGATACGGAAGTAGTTCTAATATTTTGGCTGTCTGTCCCGTTTATAATATTAGCCTGAATATTCGGAGCAACGCTATAAGCTGTTCCAAAAGTAACAGTATAGGTTCCGGCCGTTATAGTTGTCCCCGAATACGTTTCTTGTCTTTTCTTTGATATTGTAAAGTTTGGATATGTTCCTCCCGTTGAAATTCCGTTGCTCCCGGTTAAAGAAACCGTTTGATCCGGCAATGTATTGGCAATGACTCCGCCTGTTATGCTTATTCCTGTTCCTGCCGTGTTTAGTGGCGGAATAGTTGGCTTATTGGTTAAGTCTAAATAACTTCCGGAAAACAATGTAGGCTTTCCTGTAAGGTCACCATAAACACCACTAAATAAAGTTGGTTTGCTTGTTATTTCAGACCAATCAGGAACGTATGCTATAGGTTTATAATTTGTTTTTACATAGGCCGAATCTGCAATACGCTTCCAAGAAGTACCATTGTTGAATTCGATAAAGTTTCCCGCAGTATTGTACTGCAAAAGTCCTTTCTTTCTGAAAGTTTCAGTAATTGTACTATGGTCACCCAAAGGCATTAAGAATCTCAATTCAGAACCCAATCCGCCCTTATATTGTACGTGATAATTTGAACTGCCGTATTCATTGTATATCAATCCTCCCTGGGCAGAAATATTCATAGCAGACAATAACAAGAATATTAATATTTTATTTTTCATTTTTTGTATTTTAGTATGTTACCTTAATTAAGTCGCCCGCATCTACCGATACGTTTATTATTCCAGTTTCAGGATTATATACTGGATTTATTATAGTAAACCCATTAATTTCTACTTCTGAAACAAATTCGTGACCTATAACCCTAGGAACTGTTATTGTATCAGAACCAACAACGGCCTGAAATCTATACGTCAAATCCACCCGGCTTTCATCATAATTCTCTGGAAACACATAAGTAGGGTCAAATTCCAGTATATCATGTATGCATTTTTCATAGAGTCTTTTTCTGTCTAATGTTGCCTTAAAAGGCATTGGTTGTCTTTCATAAATCCATCTTATTACATGCCTATCCGTATCCAAAAGAGCTTGATCTAATTCTAATATAGTATTAAAAATATTTCTTTCTAATTGGGTGGTTAAACTTTCGTACCATTCTTGATTTATTTCATCCCACTTTGGAACATAATCAAATTGATTTGTATAAAGTGTTTCTGTGAAATTTAATTCAGGTTCATTTTCCCACTGCCACTGTTCATAATTACCTCCCCACTGCCCATCGGGCATAATTCTTGATTTTATCATTTTATCATTTTTTAAATTACTTCTTCTATTTCTATTGAAAATACATTAAACCTTAAGTTACCAACTAATATGTTGTTATTAAAAAGGAGTGCGCTTATTTTTGCCCCCCTATTTAATACTGTAGAAGTATCAATTTCGATTCCGGTAAATTCAAAAACAGCTCCTCCCAAAGAAGTAGAAATAACTTTAGAACCTACTGTATGGTTATTTGCTGTTGAAGATCCTGTACTCGTCCATGAATGTATATTAATGGTTATAGGAGTCTGAATAGTGCCTCCGCCCCATAAAATAGATACTATTCTACAGTTAAAAGGTAAAACTGCCGATCCTGCCCTGTGATCTCCTAATACTCTTGTAACATTGTCATATGTGTCAGCAATCATAGTCAAAGACAAAAGGTTTCCACTTTCTCTGTTTGGTGCCAACCATGATGGGGAAGCGGCAACAGAAGCTGTATTGAAGGCAAGGCTTATTATTTCCTTTCTTTTTGGAATATCGGATAAATGCGCTACGGTTCCCGTCTTATTCGGCAAAGTATGCGTGTTGTCTTGTGTGGTAAGCTCATAAGCAAGATAGCTTTCGTTTCCGTCGAAATGTGTAACGCCATCCTTATCAAGCTTTGTGAATTTTCCTGTTGTAGAATCATTTGCAGAGATTATTCCAGGCGCAAAGCTCGCCTGGTTTCCGCCTACATCCGATGCGCTTATTATATTTGGAGCAATATTTATTTCATCTCCACCTCCATTAACAAAGTTTAAGTCAATATCTGTTGTATTGTCCTGCATTAAGGTTTCTTGGATTCCTTGAGGTATTACGATTGGATTTGCAGGGTCTGTATTGTTTACATAGGTTCCTGTAACGGTTTCAACAGCACCGCCTCCAGTTCCGCCAGCATAAAGTTCGGTGAAATTTTCATTTGCCTTTCTCTGGCTTTCCCTAAGCGTATCACCCGTCCCGTCATTTGGCGTGGTCCCGATATTTATTATCTGCTGGCTCATTTACTTTTTCTTTTTTCTTCCCTTTCTTTTTGCTTCACCTTCTTGAGATAGATTTTTACCTTCTGCTCAAGCTTCTTTTCTGCTGTTGTCATTTTAGAAATACCATGGCCCATTTGTCTGCGGTTTAGGGTTGACTATATTTTGATCATTGTATTTGAATTCCGGAATAGAACTTTTATTTTTGCACAGCCATTTTTCCATACGGTTGCAGTACATTTCCGCTTTGTTCCTCTGGTTGTTTGCGATAAAGTCAACCTCCGTCTTGTCTGCAGGCTGTCCGTTTTGGGGCGTGTGCCTGTATATTCCCCCGTTGTCCACCATATAGGCCGCACATAATATGTATTCCAATGCGGACTGGTGTATAAGAAACGGCTTTATGTATTTAGAAAAAAGTACCTCGTAGTTGCCCGTAAGCGTTTCGGCTTGGAAATCCGCCAGTATCTTGTTAAAAAGGTTTTCCCCCAAAACCTCCTCCAGTTTGGAATTCTGCGCATCTATAATACAGAACCTGTACTTGTCCACGTCGATATTACCCCCAAGTGGCGTACTCGATGTTATCTCGTTATCTGAAAGCAGGATTATTTCTTCCATTATTTTTCATTTAGGTAACCGTTGTTTGGCATGTCGGCAGGATATTTGGCAACCAGAGGGTTGTTTTTCTCTATCCTTGCTTCCTTTCTTTCAGAAGGTTCAAGGTTGTTAATTATCTCACGGGCATCTGCCGAATTGATAGACTTGTTGTTTCTCCTCAGGTATATTTTTCTCTGCCAGTAGTGCTGGCAGTTAGGACCGCCCTTGTAAAGGAATATATTATATTTGTCAGATCCGTGTGGTCCAAAACCAGCATTTACAACCTTGTCGCCAGCCAGTATGATATCTTCTTTTCTGTAAACTTTTGAGGCTCCCATCATTTTTGCACAGAACGCTCTCTGCGGTGCCAGGCTTCCGGCATATTCGTAACGCACCTTGAAAAGGCTTGTGTCCTGTTCGCTTGATGCATTCGGAAACGAACTTGGTACGGATGCAAGGTTTAGAGAAATTTCCTCCAGTTCCGGCATTCCTTCAATCCTCATGCAGTCGATTTCTTCCCAGTCGTTTACGTCGATATCCTCTCCAAGTCCTATAAGGGAATCTGCAACTGCATCGTCCAATTGTATTTCGTGGCTGTTCAGTGTTGTTGCCTCTGGCTGTGTAGGCTGTCTCAAAGGTATAAAATCCAAATCGATACCCATTCCTGCGTCCGAAAATATTTCCATCAGCGCATCTAGAATAATTTCCTTCTTTGGTTGTATAACATTTATCATAAGCTCGTTGAATGCAGACTCCATTTCGTTTGCATTATTACCGAGTCCGGTATTGTCCTTAATACCGAAGAGTGTAGGAGATGTTACGCGGTGTGCAATCATAAGCTTCTGCGTGGCTTCCTGACTCAAGAACTCATACTGCTTGTGGGCCTCTGAAACCTCAAGAGCCTCAACGGTTACTGCGTTTTCTTTGTTATCATTAAAATTTATAACTTGCTTGTTGGCATTTCTGGAACCTGTAAGCCCCCCATGCATTCCGTCAAGAATTTTTCTTTTTTCCTCGTCTGTTTCAGGTTCTCCATTGTTCATATTTATGATATGACCGAAAGATAATCCATTCTGGATATGGTTTACGCAGTAGTTTGCGATTTCTTCCTCAAGCATTGCATACGGAAGTCCGGAAAGATATGCAGGGTCCGTAAAGTATTTTCGCCCTACCTGATAATCTGAAATAATATATATGGCATTTTTAGAGGTTTTATCTTTAAAATGAAAGCTTATTATTTCTTCTGGTGGGTATATTCTGGTATTATAGAAGTCCTGGCAGTACCAGTAAGATGTTATGTCGCCTTCCTCGTCTAGTTTGGAAGGGGCAACCATCTGCCTAGGAACGTGCTTTAGTTTCTGTATATCGCCAGACTTGTAGATTATCTCTATAGAGGCTTCCCCGAATATTGCATAGTCGGCGCATATATTTCGAAGGTCTGTTTTGGAAAGGCATGACTGTATCTTTGCGAACTGCAGTGCCTTTGAGTTCCTTTGTTTTGAAGTAAGCCCCTTTCCGTAGATAAACTGCGCGTAGCTGTCAATAATTGCCCTGTTTGTAGGAGATCCGTTGTACCTGTCAATTATATAGTTATAAAAGCACCTTCTCTTGTTGTCAACGACATATTCATTCAGCACATAGTTTCTTGTGCGTACTTCCTGAACTTTTGGGCGTTCGTAACAGCATGCCGATAATTGTACTTCTATACTCATTTGGTAAGTTTATAATTTTCTAAATCCGCTTCGTCGGTTGCATATATCTTGCCCCTGTAAAGAAGTTTTCCGTCAGCTTCGTAAAGCTCAAGTTCATAACTTCCCCCTTCCTTGAAATCGTATGCGAATTCGGCTTTAAGATATCCGGAATCATCTACGGCCGACAAAGGGAAAGTATCTTCAAGATTCTTCAGCTCGTACCTGATATATAAATTAGGGTCTGAAACAATCTTTCTTGTTACGACCTTTAACGTGTGCATATTGTCCGAAGGCTTAAATACTTTCATATACAAATATATTAAAAAATGCCCTATAACAAGCAAGGGCATTTGATAATTATTGAAACAAACAAAACATTTTTTAAGGTGTAACTACCTCGTCAGAAACGAGTGCTTTCAATGCCGTAATTGCCGTTGGCGAAAGGAAAGGGGCAAACGTATCGTCCATAGACTGCAACGTTATATTGTACCCGCTCAAATCTCCGCCTGCGCCTCCTGTCTGTGATACTGCCGTAGTTGAATCCATACCGGTATCGATACCTACAACTTTCACGTTTCCGTTATAGTCGTGGACAAACGCTACAACCCTTCCATAAAGCAGGGCCTGTAGTTCTGTCTGGCTTTCCGCTCCCAGTTTAGGAAGCGTTACCGCCAAGGCCTGCACAATTTCAGTTGTACGGTTTTCCAAACTTGTTGTGGCGGTTTCCGTAAGCGTGTTTGCGGTCCCCTTTACCTCGTACCTGAACACTTCTGTAAGTGATACCGGAAGCGTAGCTACAAGTCCGTTGGCTACAACAAATCCATATTCAGAATAATTCGCAAAATCAATCCTTTTGATTCCGCCTCTCTGGTCTTTGCAGGACAAAAGCCTGCCTTTTGCTAAATCGCATGCCATGTGCTTTTATTTTTTAAGGGGAAGACCCGCTTCCCCGTTATTTTTTATCCTACGTAAAGAACGTTATATCTCTGGTTTGCAACGTGCGGTTTCAATGTAGCTTCTACTTTGATAAACCACATGTCGGAATTTGCCTGAACCTTCTCGATAACAATTTTATTATTATCGGAAACAAGATCGGTTGTCCAAACCAAATGCTGTTTAGGGGAAGCAATCATTACGTTTTCAGGAAGCGGTACAAATTTTATTTCCACTCCGTTGAAGTAGTATTTGCTTTTGTCTTCCGAAACGCTGAATGCATCCTTGTAGTTGGTCGGAGTGTTGTTATAGATGTTGATCATCTGTTTGTGGCTTCTTGGAGCATAAATAAATACGTCCCTGTCCGATCTTTCTAAAACTACAGCTGGGATTGCCGCATATATTTTGTCGTATTCTGCCTTTATGTTTGACGCAGTAATGGTAGTACCTACAACCTTGATTCTTCCTCCTACTGCTCCTGTCTGGGCAACGTTTGAGGAGTTATAAATCATGTTGGTTACAATACCATCCCAAAGTCCGGCAGTAGTTGCCGCAACAAGTGTCTGTTCTGCCGCACCTACAGAAGTCTGTGCAGTACCCGGAGTAAGTCCAGCTACTGTAGTTTTTGTCGCCGCCAGTGCATTGTTCCAGAATTTGTTTTCAACATCTGATGAAATCTGTCCTGCATACAACGACATAATAAGTCTTTCGTATTCGGTGCTCATAGTTTCCCATGCGCCAGGCTTCATGTCCCTTTTGAATCTTGAAAATCTCAAGTTGTCCGGACAGAACTCGTCGTAGTAAAGATATTTTACGGGAGTGACTATCGTATCGAAAAGGTCCTGCGACCCTGAAGGTGTAGGAACTCCGCACGTATACGGTTGCATGGCAATGTCTACCGTTGCCTCGGTGAAAATTGTTTCTGCCTTTACGTCATCCTCAAAGATAACCAGGTCTTCAGAAACGGTTTTGTTTTCAAAGAATAATTCCTCAAAAATAGGCTCGGCCGCTACGCCTCTAATTGCTACGTTGTTATAGTTTATTGCCATTGTTATTTATTTTTATCGTTTTTAACTGTTTTCTTTTTTTCTGCCGGAAGTTCCTCAAAGTCTTCTTCCGTAGCCTTTCCTGATTCCAGAAGGTAAACTGCTATATTATCTGTAATATTGCTATTGTCGATATTACTTGCAGGACCGAATGGATGAATGACCGTGTTTTTTTTAAGCTTTGCCATTGTTAAGAGTTTTGCTTGTCGTATCTTCTTTTCTCAAGAGACGTCATATCCTCATATTTCTTTTCCGATACGCCTTTTTCTTTTGTTAGGCTTGTCGCTTCTTTTTCGCTCTTGAGTTCGGTTTTGAAATCTTCAAGGTCTTTTTTGATTTCCTCCCTGAAATGTTGCATTTCCGTTCCGATTGTCTTTGCCAATTGGTAGAATACCTCCTGCGTGTGCTTTTCGCTCTTGACTCCTGGGGTTTTCTCTGCTTCAGGCTTTGGGACTTCCGCTTCAAGTTCTGCCTCAACTTCTTTCGGCTTCATTTCTTTTGCAAGTCCTCCTTCTACCATAAGCACCATATCATTGTCAAGGATATATTCCCCATCCGGCACAGGAAGTTTTTCTCCGCCTTCAGAAGTAATGAAAAGCTGTGCGCCCGCCACAAGTTCCTCTCCGTCGAACTCTATAGTTAGGCTCTGGTCTTTTGTCATTGCCTTTCCAAGACTAACCTTATCTTTTTTACCCAAAGAGGCAAATCCTTCTTTTATGGCTTCCGTTATTGATTTTAAATCCATCTTATCACTGTTTAAATTAATTTTTTCCAAATCGAAAAATCCGTCTATTGAGAACCCGGTAACTTTTCCTGTCTTGATATAGTCGTTCCACACTTCCTCGTTGTCAACCTTCATAAGCGAGAACCATGTATTGTTCGGCTCGTTCAGTCCGTATGCAATTGACTTGTCGTGTACGTCGTCTTCCTTGATCCAGTTCTCTACAAATGCAACCTGCGACAGTACAACATCTTCGTTGTGTTCAAGCGTGGAATTTTTATTATACCCCATTCTTGAAAAGTTGTGGCATGCAAGCCTTACCGTTTCCGCGGGAAAAACTATATTGAATTCCTTCCCGCCCTGCTTTCTGTAAATTGGCTTGTCAGGAATAAGAACGGCTCCTAAAAGCATTCTCTTTTCTTCGTTTACCACTTTTAGCTGGACCTTTGTTTCTTTTTTTGCAAGCGCGATGAACATCGACTCCATTGCAGGATTCTCTACAAGAGAAATTCCGTAAACGCCCTCTGTTTCCCCGTCCTTGAATATGACTTTATATGTTTCCATTCGACACGGGTACTATTGATTCTATGACGTTGCATTTATATTCTTCCTCGGTACCCTGATTTTTTATGACCTGGGATATGGTGTATATCTTATCGGCAATCGTATGCACCCCTACTGGCAGTTCAATGTATGCCGATACGGTGCTTTCCAATTTTATCGCTTTTATTTTACCCATTTTTATGCTTTGTTCTTATCCTATTAACGACAAAAACGCAAAACTGTATCAATCCTTTGGGAAATATATACGAAAAAACACCCATTAACCCCAGTAAAATATAGATGCAGCCGATTATAAAAAATAATTCTATTTTTATTTGTAGGACAACGTGCGACGTATTATATTTGCATGACAATTTTAAATCATTTAAAAATGAAAACAACAGAAGCAAAAATTAAAAGGTCGGTTCGAATAAGTCCCGACGTTATCGAAAAGATTCAGAAAATAGCAGACGAGAAGGAATGGACCTTCTCCTATACCGTGGACAAAATATTAAGGGAATACAAACAGTAAAATTAAACATTATCCGTGCTTCCGTCCCTAAAATCTATATTCCACCTCTTGCAGACCTGCCTTTTCTTTCTGCCATATCCGCCTCGAATTCCGTTCGCATTTTGCCTGAACCGGATACTCGAAAGGCTTGAAATGTCCGAATAATCCAAACAGTGGCGTAGTATATACAAGGTTCGCAATCTTCAATAAATTATCTTTGCGCCCGGATATTCCAGAAATATAACCGAATATCCCAAAATGGGGAAATCCGTAAGGATTGTAATTTTAATGTTATTAATTTTGTTTCGTGTTTTGTTTTTGGTATATTTATATATATTTGTAATCCTTCCAAATAACAATCCCATCTAAAAATACATACCGATAAAGTCCTGATTTTTTTATCTTTGCTGAATTGGTTTTAAAATATCGAAGCGTTAGCTATTTTCGTGTTACCGAAATCTGAACATTTCCCATAACACACACAGAGAATAGATTGATGCTCACGCTCAGGCGTGGGTATTGTACTCTATGGGTGTGTGGGCAGTTCAGAGCCTCGGTAGCCTTTAGAGCTACAAGCCCACGCTTTTTTTTGTTTAACTTCCACCCAGGGTTTGAGTGGTACTATACTCAAACCAATTATGAAAAAATTAATTACGTTTTTAATGTTCGCCTCTGCGGTTTCCGCACAGGAATTTACAACACAGGAGAAATCCGTTACGGGGGTCTTCGAGGTTCCGGGAAAGAAGAAGTCGGAAATATTTTCGGCAGTCAATAAGTGGATTTCCGTAAACTACAACTCGGCAAATGCTGTTACGCAGTTGAGCGATGCGGAAGCGGGGACAATAGTTATCAAGGGAATCAACTCTATAAACGTTAGAACCAACGGAAAGGTTCTATATCCGAATGCTCCTAACAATCCAGAATTTTATGAGGTCAAGTTCGACCACATTATTGAGATAAACGTAAAGGACGAAAGGTTTAGGGTAATCTACAAAATTGTGGGAATCCATAATCCTACCCATCAAGACCAGCTTGCTACGGATGTCGTTTTCGGAGCGTTGAGCCTTGACGGAGTAAAGGATGAAAATATTGAAATCTATAAAAAATATGTCAGGTCACAGAATCCAACCAACAAGATACTGACCAAAGAAAACCTTGAAGCATATCTGGACTTGGCAAAACCGACAATGCAGGAAAGTTCCGAATCCTTGGAGCGAAGTATGAAAGACACTATGGATAAGATTTATAATTCTTTCAAGCAACAGGAGAAAGACAAATGGTAAAAGCAAAACCCGAAGTAATCAGCTTCGGGTTTTTAATTATATTTACATTAACCAAAACAAAATATAATAACTTATATGACTATAACAGACCAAAATGTCGATAAGATGCTACGCGAGGTTTATAATGCAAAAGCTAAAGGCGGAGCAGGATTTGGATATATGCTCGACTATACTGGAGAACAATATGACCAGATAAGCGGGAGCAGGATTGCAAAGATACTTCATGATAAAGGGCTTGTTGATTGGAAGGGATATCCTGATGGGGCTGGTGGTGCTGATATGATGTATATAACGTATAAAGGCGAAAAGTTTCAAGAGGCCGGCGGATGGATTGCTCACATGGAAATAAAAGCCGATATCTCTGGAGAAACAAAAAAAATAACCGAAGTTTCACACACGGTCAATGTCTTCGGAGACAACAACGGCGTTTTGGGTCATGATTTTTTTTCTTCAAATAGCCCAACAAGTATTAATATTAAGCCTGAAAAGAAAAAGAAACCACAAATCATCCAGCCCAATATAAAACGCCAATCTAAATTGTTGCAGTTTTGGCTACTAATCAGCGAAAACAAACTTATAGCAGGAATATTATTAATTATACTTACAATCATAATGAATTATATTTTAAAATATTTTAATATGAATTCAATTTAACTATTTTCTTTTAGCCTTTTATTAATTTCTTCTTGATACTTCATATGGTCCTTAAGAAGTTTTTTTATTTCTTTATTGTATTCTTTATTCGCGTCCCTGCGAAAATATACGATTAATTCCTTTAATATATAAAATACAGCGACTCCGTAAACAAAGCCGTTTATTATAAAATAAATTACCTCTAATGTTTTCATCTTCAATTTGTTTGTTTCAAATCAAAGGTATGTAATCTGGTATATATATCCCAAAGAATTAACACTTATTTTTCTCAATTGAACAATGCCGTCTGTATTCGGTTTCTGTCAAGGGCCTGCTGTGTGGTAACTTGATTACCCACAACATAAGTTTCTATTGGTTGCCTCTGTTGGTTGGCTATAGTCCCGGCCAATTGGTTATTGCTATTCTGCCCAACTATATTGAATTGTGGTGCCTGTGATTCCGAGCCTCCTGATGCACTTGAAAGTCTTGATGGTGAAGGCGCAGAACTTGAACCGCCGCCGCCTATTTGAGATAATGCCTTTTGGGTTGCCAATATTGAAGAAGCAATAGATGCCGCAGCGGTAATACTATTTATTGCAACGAAAGGAGCGCCTGCCGACAATGGAAATGCGGCAACTGCTTTTGCATTTGCTACACTTGTGTTTACAATAATCCTGGCAATGCCCGCCGCGCTTTCTGCAATCACTGCCGCCTTTTGCAATGTCTTGTTTTTTTCTCCTACTTGTGCCAATAATCCAATCAATGAATTAGCCAATCCAAACTGAACGTCATTTTTGTTTTGGTTAAATTCTCTAATTCTTGCCAACTCTTCTTCTTCCTGCTTTTTTATTATCTCAAGTCTTTTTGCCTCAAATTGACTCTCTACATCTACCCTTACAGCGGCGTTTTCGCCTGCCAATTCAAGCAAATTCATTGCATTTTTACGCTCTTCTTCCAAAATAGTCAGCGCAGTTTCCCCTCTTAAAGTTCGTAAAAGTGCCTCTTTCTGCAAATAAATGTCAATTTCTGCATTAAAAGACGATTGATTCATGTTGAAAATGAAGTCCTGGTAGTCTTTTTCAAGCTGTTTTCGCCTTTCAATCTCCTCCTCAAGCAGTTTTTTACGCTTTTCAGACGCCTTTTTCTGCTCCTCAAGCGACTTTTCAGCGTTTTCTTTGTCCAAATCACGCTGTTTTTGGGCATCTTCTGCCCTTAATTCAGCCTGTCTTATAAGATTTTCGCTGAATAATTTATTAAATTCAGCCTGTAACTCCTGTCTTCTCTTGATATTTGTTTCTGCCGCCTCTCCACGCATCTTCTCCGATATAAAAGCATCGAAAAGCGCATCGTTTTCGGCAGAAATCTGGCGTAGCCTTTCAAAATGTGCATCGGTTTCTATCTTACGGAGTTCTGATTCTGATACGCCCTTCTCTTTTGCACGTGCAATCTGAATTTTGGTTGCTACGTCCAATTCTTCGGCAAGCTGTTTTGAAAATCGGATACTCGCTTCCAGTTCAATGTTCCATCTGGATTGTTTCTCTTCTGCATCTTCCGTACTGTTGGCGTATTCATTTACGGCTACAATCAAAGCGATTATTCCGACAACGATTGCACCGATACCCGTGGATATAAGCGCAATCCTCAAAGCCCGCGTGGCAACGGTTGCCCCAGTAGTAGCAAAGGTGTAAAGTTTTATCGCCGCCTGTCCTACAATCGACTGCTTGGTGAAAAGTGCAGAAGCCTCGACAGCATCTTTTGCAGTCATTGCATATCCGCCAGTCAGTTCGTTAAGCAGTCCCATTGCCCCGCCGTTATCCAAGAGGCTCTGCTTGTTACTGTCAAGGGAACCGCTTAAATTACCCGTTTCGGTTTCAAGAGACTCGATAGAACTCTCAAGGCTTCGGACGCTTTTCTCTGCAACGTCCGCGCCAGTCTCGTTTACTATAATGTCAATTATCCTTTCAATCGCCATGCCCTTTTTATTTTCTGCTTCCCTTTTTTAATTGTGGTGGCAAGTTCATATTTACCCTTTGCAATCTCAATCTCCTCGCTTCCAGTTCCTATCCAGTCGTCCGACTGCAACAGGTCGATTATCATCTTAATCATATTGGTTTATTGTTAAGTCAAAATTTACAGAACCGATTGTTAACCTTAATATTCCAGTACGGAATCCCATGCCGTTTAAATTAACGGTAACCCGAACATAACCCGAAGCCTGCCCGTTTACCCTGTTAGTTGAAAACCACGAAGTGCCGAAACCATCATCAATTTTTGAAACCGTCCAGTTGGTGTTAGCCGAAACCCGAACCTCGAAATTCTCCTCGCTGGCGGTTGCAAAATAATCCTCCCTGCTGATGCCGTTTATAGTATATGATGTTACTGGCAGGTGCAGAGAAACCATATCTACGGTAAGCAGTTCCGAGTCAACGGTATATTCGGTTGAGTCCACGGTTATCGGAATTACATTTTCAATACTGTCAATCGGAGGCGAATAGTCGGTAAATATTTCTATGTCCGCATTTCCCGTGGACAGGTCGGACTTGTATCCTGAAATCTTGTACTTCTTGTCTCCGATTATAAGCCTGTCATTCAATTGCAATTTATAGATGATGCTGACAGGCAACAAGGTTTTTAGCTGTAATACCCGTGTCTTTCTGTTGAACAGGTCTTCAATGTAGGATTTCCACCAGTTGAAATAAAGACCAGGTTCTATCGCCGTATAAAAATAACTCGACAGGTCGTCCCCGAAATTAAGACTGCTTGTCACCTGGCCTACCAGTATATTGTCTTCTGTTGCCGTATGCCAGATACGGTTGAGTTCCCCTGACGGTTGGATATACATAGTGTCGTCAATATCGGAATATCCATTTCTATAGAACATATTCGGCTTTCCCTTGTACGGCTGTAAATCCTTGTCGATTGAATACCCGGCCTGTATGGCAGTTAGGTCTCCGTTCGATTCATCCGGAAGCCTTTCGAAAAGCATATTTTCAAACTGCGTCTCAATCTTAAGCTCGGAACCGTCAATGTTGTACTTTGCCTTAAGGTCGCCGTATCCGATACCGTTGTTCTGGAAATACCTTTCGCCAAGAATGGCTCCGGCCTTTTGGTAAAGGAAACTTATCTGCTTCTTTACATCCGGACGCTTTACGGTAATCTCCTTGATGTCTACCAGTCGGCTTATATCGTAGGCCTTGCCATTTGCATACCAATTGTCAAGGGTGTCTATATAAAATTCCGTCTGGCTTGTTGGCCTGATGACAAGATTGAACTGTGATATCAATGAGGTGAATAATTCTTTTATCTTCAACTCCGGAACCTGGTCTTTTATAAAAAGATAGGCATCCAACGTCTGTACGGATGTGGTCTGCAAATATACGTCGGTTGTGGTGGGGGGAACTCCTACCCGTACCGCCCTTATCTGCGTGGTAAACTGGAATTCTTCCGTTGCCTGTATCCTGAACTGGACCACGTTTGATGTTCTTGGAAAGGTATAGGGAAATGATTTCGTCCCCACTCCCTGCTTTTCAACTGAAAGTATATTGTTGTTGTAGATTTTCATGTTGTAGGTCACACCCTCGAAGCCTGCCTGCGGTACAACCTTTATGCTCAATACCCTGATACCCGAACCTGAATTTCCAGAGTAGGTTATCGTGTCGGTTGAGTCCTCGAATACAAATCCGTACTGCGTGTGGTCCGACAGCTGTACTACTTCTTCTTCTCCAAGCGCGACAAGATTGCCCGCGTCCTTGTGTAGCCACAAAAATAAACTGTAGAATACCGAACGGTCAAAGAAATCACGGGTAAAGGTAATATTGTACCTTGCCTCGATAGCCTCAATAATTCTTATCAGTCTTATGGCTGGTTTGAATTCCCTATAGTTGATTGTGTTTGACGCATCGATAAGGTCACGTGCTCCAACGGTTCCGATACTCATTTCTCCTATTGCATTTATCATAGGATAATAAATATCTCCGGAAGCTATTACGGGCGAGGCAAACGCATCGACTATATCGGGTCCGTAGGTATGGTCGTATGCAGAAAGGTCAAGGTCCTTAAGTTCATCATCAGCAAAAAGGTCGGAAAGGTTTACCGTATTACCGTAGAAGGTTATCGCGTACGAATCGGGTCTTCCTTCTTTTAATTTAGAGTTGTCCAGCTGTATAGTTCCATAACGGTACGGCAGGCTGTTGACCTCGATATATGCCTCTACACGAAGATTGGCATTAAATGTTCCGTCTACCGTAGAATCATACCAATAGGTAAATATGGTGTTGTTAACTGGTGAAGCCGGAACGCTAAACGTCTGGCTGAATTCTGCAAATAGCTTGCTGATGTCCGATATGTTTTTGATGCTGGAATTTATCTCAATCTTCTCGTCGTCGAAAAGGTCAAGCCTCTGTCCTTTTATGTAAACGGATACATCCATTAGATTACCTGGTTCATTATGTTATAGGAATATTCCAGATCCATAGAATATTGAATGAGCTTGTTGTTCAGCTTCGTCTTCACATCGAGTGATTTCTTGACAAGGTTTGCCGGAAGTATAGAATCGTTCTGCTGGATATATATAAATTCAGAGAGTAGCAGTTCCTTGAAAAGCTCATTGTATTCTTCCGGTATGAAATCTGTATTTAGAGTTATCCTTTCCTTTCCTGAAACATTAAACGTCCTGTTTCCGTGAGAGTATATCGAGTAGCTTCCAAACTCTGAATTTAATCCAAGGTATGTTGAGTTTTCAATATCCACCGTTTTTTTAGAAAGCTTGTTGAATGGTATCGACTGCCAGAATCCGTACTTGTTTTTAAATATTACGTTGGCAGTATCAAAAATACATTCTGTCTTTATCGTGAAGTTGTGGGTTACAGTTTCATCCTCATATACAAATACTGCAGAAAAACTATCGGCTGTTGTATATTCGTAAATATTTACATAACCGACAACCTGGTTACTTATGTCCTGGTTAAAAGAAAAAGGAATAACGTTTCCGTTTACAGTTATAGAAACCAGTCCTTCAGTCAGAAAATATAATGGATACGAAAAACTGTTTCCAATATAAAGCACGTGGTTGTTTATAGAACTCAAAACCTTCTTATTTATTGGAGGGTTTGCCAGTTCGGTATGGTATCCGAATCCATCAACTGCAAAGTATTTACGCGTTACGGTGGCTACGGAATCCCCAATATAGTATGCGGTTATTGTCGCCTCAATCCAGACGGAATCCAAAACGTTTGTGGTATAACTACCGATAGTTCCAACCGGAGAATAATTGTTCTTAACGAAATCGTTTGCTATCTTATGGATATCGAAGACAATCTTTTCCTGTCCGGCCTGTACTGCCAGTTTTGAAAGCGTATAGTTTGGAAGCAGTGGAAGGTCGAAGTTTACGTCCCCTCGATATATCTTCAATTCCATTGTTGCCTGGTCGAAAGGGAACGAAGGCTGTATCTCTACAAAGTAAGGAGAACGGCTTAATATTTTTATGAAGGGATTCCCTTCTGTCTGTTCGTGGGTGATTATAATATCCCCTGTTATCTCTACGGTTGAAGATGTTACCAGATAGGCATCGATAATTATGGTGGCGCCGTCCACATTCTCAACAACCGTAATGAAGTCAATATTTCTGTATCTGAAAGAAAGGAAGTCGAACAGGTTGAATGAGCTTATCGAAACGTTTGCGCCAATTGTTACGTCGGTACTCAAGTCTTCAGGGTCTGCCTTGAAAATAACCACAAGATTATCCGTATAGAATTCGCTCGTAGCATCTATACTAACCGTAAAACCTTCCCCCTCCGAGGGGTTGTCACTCAATACTATTTTAATTTCCCTTACCATTGTCAAGAATTGTTTTAAGCATTTTATCTATATCGAGGCCGTAGGCTTCTACTATTTCATCGGGTAGGTTTGCAAACCCAGCCTCGAAAGGTCTTGTGATAAAATAGGTAGGCTTTATTCCTTTGTGGTAGACACTTCTTGTTATAAGGAAAGCCGTTGAATCGTAGCTTAAATACTTTCCCGTTTTTCTGTCACGGAACTGTAGCCTTTTAGACCTGACCCATTCTTTTATTCCTTCGGTAAGGCCTCCTTTTCTTCCGCTTCCTGTTCCGAACCTGAATGGTGAAGCCGGAGCTTTTGAACTGCTGGTCTTTCCTTTTACACCTTGATCAACAAACTCACCGTACTGTTCCATTGATATTCCAACCTGGATGCTGTTTGGAGAAACTGTACTTTCCCCTTTTAAACTATTATATAGTTTTTTTGAAACATTCTTACCTCCTTTTGACAGATTGGTCCGCGCCTGCTGTACAACATATTTTGTAAATGCTTCAAGAGCCAATCCTGTATTCTCTTTCGTCAGCATACGATTATATTGTTTGGTATAGAAACCTGTACCGTAGAGTACCATCCATCAAGAATGTTTGTGAAATCAAACTGAACTGGTAGTAGTTCCGATGCGCTAACAAGTTCTATATCGTAGTCATTCCGTTGCAACTTTAACCATGTTATTAGCCTGTTGAGCACGGCATGGCACGTGTTTAGATTGTCAAGCTCGTTGTCATTCCCTAAAAACTTATCGGTAACCGGTTTCTTTGAAATGTTTCTCTGGTCCAATACGTGAATCTCAAATGAGAAAAGAATAACCCCGTCCTGAATAGGAGAGCTTACAATTCCAATATGTGCCAAAGGGAATATGTTCTTTTTATCTATGTCAACATTATTCACAACCCCGTGCGTAATAGTATTCACGTCGATATCTTTGGCCAGCTGGCTTCTCAATAATTCTATTACAAGGTAGAAACTATTCATGGCTTTAGATTTGTTTCAGATAAGAGTCTAATTTAGCTTCAACTAGTGACAGCTGTTCGCTTGTGCAACCTTGCTTATAATAAGTCTTCAACAGCTTATTTAAGACTTTTATTGTTTTTATTTCAGTCTTAATTTTTATTAATTCCAGTCCTGCTAACTTAGCATCTAAATCTGTCATATCTCTATTTTTTTCAGGATAATTTGCGGTCATATCTATTCTTTTTTAATTTGTCTTGCCTCCTCTGTTGCCAGGTCCTCCCTGAATTCTAAATATGTCAGGAATTCGTGAATTCCAATTGATGTTGCTGAATCGAACTTGAAAAGGTCGCCTCCAGATACCGTGTATATGCTCTGATACCATCCCCACTTTGAGCCGAATCCTGCATCTGCGAAACTTCCTCCTGTATTTTCGGACTCTTTAAATATTGACTCGTAGCGACCAATAACTTCCTGCTTAAATTGTAAAAAAAAACCTGCGCTCCCAAGAACACTTCTATACTTGCCGACTCCATCTGTTTCCGATACTTCTCACTTGATTCGTAAGGTTCTATCGTATATGAGTTGCCTACAGATTTATTAACAGGGCGGTACATTATCGCCATTGCGTTACAGAACTTCTCTTCATCGGAAAAATACTTGTCAAGGTCTATATATTCTCCAGCGGTCATTTCATCAAGATTCGGAATGAATCCGTATCTCACCTTGTCCAATGTAAAAGTATTAAAAAATCTCGGAGGTTTGGACATTATCTCTGCAATATGTTTAGAAATATCTTTTAGCTCCTTCAATGGAATAGATTTCGCCTGCTCAACTGAAAGCCTACAGAATATTGTAACTGTTGCTAGCATTTCAAATTCCTCGGTAATACCTTCCGACTTCATTACTTTCTGATAGTCAAGATACTGCCTCAATGTTATTTCCGACATATTCTCTGGAATAGTTATTTTCATGATATACTGTATTTGCCTTTATTTGGTTTGCCTATTACATGCCATAAAACATATCCTATAGGGTCTAAATTATGATTATAGGCGTCTATTGGCGTGTTGCCTTTCTTGTCATGCCAAACGTAGTTATTCAATTCTTTTATTGTGTTAGTACTTTCAGGTGAAACAATTATCTGCCAATCCTGAAGCAGGGCAATTCTGTCTATTATCAGCGGTTTGTCTATGCCCTTTATGTTGCACCCGTTAATTTCCAACTCTTTTATTAATCTTGGCTCCGCACTGTCAGCTATTATAAGTTTAGTTCCGGCATATCTTTTATTTTCTATTGCAATTTCAGAAGTTGTAAGGCTTGGTTTGTAAAAACAATCAGATACGTATATTTTCTTTTTCAACCTGTCAACTGAACATTTTACCAAAGTCGTAGGATCAATACTAAACCCATAATCCTGTCCAAAATATTCAAACCCAGTATTTACATAGTCCCCAATAACCCAATTGGTATAAACAACACCTTCCGCTTTATCCAGCCAACCTCCCATTACAGTATGGTTATACTTTTGCGGGTTGGTTTCTTTTATCATTAAAACCTCGTCTATGAAGGACTGGTCAAGGTTTTCAATGTTATCCATATAGGTTGTATGGATATAGGTTGTGTTGCCTTTTATACCGTTAAAGCCTGGGTTTATTCCGGCTTGTTCAAAAAACCTTTTATAAATCCAGTGCTCCTTTGTAGCTGGGTTCAATATCAAAACAATTCTATTCTGTTTTCCCTTTTGTCTTATGGATAGGTTTATCTTGTCAAAAACAGTTTCATCAGAAAGTTCTTCGGCTTCGTCCAGTATCCAAGTAGTCACGCCCTGCAATGATTTAAGGTTGGCAGTCTGGTCTCCGCTACTTGTTTTTATACCCCTAAAAATTATTTCACTTCCAGAGGTTGAGTTTAAAATCTCTGATTTTTTAACCTCAAAGAATTCGTTCAATTCCATTAGGTCAATTTTTTCTTGAAATTCTGGAATTATTGAAAGGTGTGCAGATGTCATTGTCTGACGCGTAAACAATATTCTATGTCCGACCTCAAACGACAAAAGGTTGGCAAAAGTACCAACCCCAAAAGATTTTTGAGAACCACGACCTCCAGTTATTATAAAAAACCTTGTATCATTTTCAAAAAGTGGCTGATATTTACTGTTGAGTTTTATCAAAACTAACTACATCCTTCAGTTTGAAATTATTTATATTTACATCATGCTCCAGTTTCTCCTTAGCCTTGCCAAACAAATGCTCTGCCACAAATATCTGTCCGCGTTGGGATACCAACAATGTATCCTGTATGAATTTAATTTTTGCGTCTTCATCCGAATCAACATCATATAATCTTTTCAAGGCAGTCAAAAATATTACATTTACTTTTTCCTCCTCTACTTTTGATTTCCTACCTGCCCCGGGTCTGGCGCCTCCATTTTTCTTTTCTTCCATAACTGAAATAAGTTATTATTATTCAGATTTATTCTAAATTAGAATTATAAAGTTTTGTAAGCTTTGATAATACGTTTTGATTCTGTCCGGTACATCCTTCGCAGTAATTGATTTCCGTATTGAATGTGTCGTTGTATATAGAATAGATATTCATCCATTCCTCTTTTGATATGGTTGTCTTCTCAATAATATGTTTTATCGATTCCGACTGTTCAGTAGTCATTTCTTTTACATTGTGGAAAGGGAATAGCTTGTTGAGAAAGTTTTTCCTATTTTCACATCCCTCACATTTTTTGAGTCCGACAGACTCCGTGATTTTTTCAATTGCGTCTCCGAGTCCTGCTGACCTTTTTTTTGACATATAGCTTCTTTTTTAAATTTGGATATAACGTTTCTTATAGTGTTTATGCTTATACCGCTGTTTCTTGAAAATGACCTTATTCCTTCAATTGACGAATAAAGAATTATCTGCTGTTCATACCACTTAAAATTTTCAAGTACGTTCAATTTGTTTGAAACTTCTGGAACTGCTTCTTCCTCATTGGTTTCTGGAAAATAAAACAGCTTATTGTTCTTTTTTATCTGGTCCATGTATATACTTCTCAATGTAAGGAAAACAAATCTTGAATTTATATTTCCGTTTCTTTCGTGAAGCTTGATATACATTTCCTGAACCAGGTCTTCCGCATCTTCCCTGTTCCCGCATATTGAATACGCAGAATTTATCCAGGTTTTATGTTTCTTAAAAAGTTCTTCCAGCATGGAATCAAATATACGAATTAATATCAAATAAAAAAACCACCAAATTTATGGTGGTTAAAAGTATTTTAAAACAAAAATAATTATACTTTTTCATAAGTCTTTTCAAATATATCTGGCTTACAAGGATAAAATTCTCCTTTTACTCCTTTGATAATCCAATCAAGATTATTTGCCCGCATATTTCCTTCAAGCGTTGGAATAAAAATATGCGGGCCTTTATCATCTCTATAGATGGGATAAACTACGCCATTCACTTTTTTTTTTAAAGGGGTTTCGTTTTGTGTATAGACTACGAATTGTTCAGCATCTATAACGACTGGTTTTTTTCTGTACTTCATGATTTAATTAGGATTGTTTGTTTAAATAAGGTTCTAAAATTTCGTCAATTTCTTTTTCCTCGGATTCAGTCTGCTTTCCGGTTATTGATTTCATCTGTCTTATGCCCGCCAGTTTCTTCAGAAGTCCGGAAAGGTATCTTGATCGTTCGTTGGATTGTTTCAATCTGTTTTCCAACTGTTCAACGAGAATGTTTACCTCTTCCATTTCGGAAAGTGATTCTTTCTGGTTCATTGGAGAATCATCGTCATGGAGTCCTGTTTTATAGTCGTCATAAACTTTTGTCATAATTAATGAATATTTATTTTTTACTTTTAGACTCTTTATAAGTTGTAACAAAACCAAAAATTCCCACACATATATTTTTCATAAGCTTACATTTATAGCAGTAAAATTTACGATTATACCCATTTCCAAAGCGAGAGTCAAATTCCTGCCATTTATGTTTGCAGAAAAGTATTTTAAACAGCTTTCTCATTATTGTTTTTTTAAGGCCTCTTCCATGCATTTAGACAAAGATTCAGTGGTTATTTTTTTGATATTCCTTGACTCTATTATTTTTGATATTGAGGCGTGGGTTTTAGTTTCTTTTAATATTTTTTTATTGTCCATCTTTCTTATGCTTTACAGTCGCATCCCTGATTGAAAATTATTTTTTAAAAAATTGTTTATAAAGCCGAATAAATCTTTTAGATTTTTTTAAATACTCTTTATCTTCTTTAGTAAAATCTCCCGAAGCTAATATGTTTCCCAAAACATCCGATGTTAAAAAACAAATCTCAAAAGCGTCATCTAACATTTGTTCTAATAATTCTGTTTTCGTAGGCTTTTTTCTTTTTGTAGTTTTCGATTCTTTTTCTACTTTAACTAATCTTATTGGAAATGTTAGTTTTTGCTCTGTTTTCATTGTTCCCTGATTAAAAATTAGTCATTAAATTCTTCATAGCTATTTTCGAAAATATCTGGTTTACAAGGATATATTTCACCTTTAATACCTTTTATTATCCAATCAAGATTATCCGCCCTCATAACTCCTTCTAATGTCGGTATCAATATATAAAAGCCTTTGTCATCTTTATATATCGGAAAGGTTATTCCGTTAACTTCTTTAGTTATAGGCGTTTCGTTTGACGAATAAATTACAAATTGTTCTGCATCAATTACGACTGGTTTTTTTTTGAATTTCATTTATAAAAATTTATTTAGTTATTGTTCCCTGATTAATGGTTAGTTAAAATTCACATATTACGCAACCGTTTTCCGTTTCCCAATCTTCACGACCAAAAGTTGTCATAAAAGAATCTACGAAACTGTCTTTATCTCTTCCCCAATGTTTTTGAAGTTTTTTACTCAATTCCATTGCTTTTTTATAAAACTCTGGGTAAAAATATTCGATACATAAAATATCGTCTAATTGCATATTTTTACACGGTAGGCAATTGTTATGTTTAAAAACTGGTTTATCAGTACCTAACTTTTTTATTAGTCTTTTTTGCGTTTGTTCATCAAATCTGTAAAGATTAGCTTTTACAAACTCCAGAAATCCAACGTCATTCCATTTTATGTCATAAATTTTTGGATACCACCCGATTTCTTTCTTTACCAATTCAAAGCAATTTTCATCTGTAAAATCTGATATTGGGAAATGCTTAGAAAGAAACAAAGTATTTGCGCCCTTGCTTTCCATATTGTTGATTCTGCGTTGCTCGCTTCTTACATATCCAACTAAATCAACAGTACAGTTATGTTTTGATAAAAACGCGTTTGCGGGTTTAATTTTTAGTTCACTTGTGCAAGGCGCAAAAGTAGGGTGTGGGATCATTTTTTGTTTTTCAAAAAACTCTATAATTGAATTTTCTGTATATTCAAAAATTACATTATCAAAATGCTTTTTGGCATATTCAACGCCATCTAAAACAAATTGTAAACTTTCAGGCGAATGTTCTTTAAAGTGAGCGTAAAAAATATAAATGTTTTTTGGCTTAAACTCATAATTAGCTAACCAACATAAAACAGCCATAGAGTTAATTCCCGCTGATAAAGGACATCCTATATTTTTTTCTCTATAATCAAATTCTGAATTTTCATCCATTGCCATTGCTTTATATAATTTAGGGGTGGTTAGTAAATTGGCGGTTTTGGTTTCTCAAATTTTCTGTAATGCGTGTAATTTTTTGCAAACCAATCTATTTTTGTAGAATCTTTTGGCCAGTAGGTTAGGTTAGGCGCATTATGTTTTAATGGGAAATTTTGAAAATCGTACCATCCCGTTTCTTTCGGTAAATCTCCCGAACTTTCAATCTTTGTCCAACCGTTGTTGTCTTCAATGCCTTGTAAGATTTTAGGTCGCCATTCTCCAAACCTTTTTTGCGCATCTTCAGATGTTTCAATAAATCTGTAATGAAAATCATAGTTAGCAACTATTGAATTACATTTGGGGCATCTTTCTATTGAATTGATGCAGTACTTAATTTCTGATTCTTTAAAAATATGGCCTTCACCACATTTAATAATGTCACCATCGTCATCTTGAACTAATTCCATTTGGCACCATCCATCTGTATTGACAAATTCTTTTACTTTCTCCCAGTCCGATCCATATGCCCTTTTTATTGCTTCTTTATTTGCTTCCATAACTCTGAATGATTAGTTGGTTAGTTGTTTATTTTTATCATTGTCTTTTTTCATCAAACAAATTCCGTCTCCATTTCTGTGGCATTGACAAATCCTATTAACCGGACAATCTTTTTGATCATATTTCTCTGGTTTCATATATTTTCTTCTAAGGTTTTAATTTATTTCCTATGATAACTCCTATTAAAAAGCCTAAAAAACAGGCTATTAGTATTAATTCTATCTTACTCATGATATTTTATTTTTGGTAAAATTCTAATTTATCTTTTATGCTTATAAACTCTATATTACTTACATACTCAAAACAATTTAATTGAGGTAAAAATACCTTACAATAAGGATCGTACTTATATTTATCAGCCATGTATACTTCTCCTTTTTTTGTTCCAATCCTATCACAGGATTTTTTAATTTTTATACTAAACATTTATATATTTTTCCAGTATTTAATTAATTTACCTCCTGCTAAATTAATAGCTCCAAATTCGGTTGTACAGATGTCAAAATAAAATTTCCAATTAGTAACCGTGTCATTCATATCAAACCCAAAAACCCTACAATCTTCCTCGGTCCATTTAGTAGTCTGTTCAACAAACACAAATTTTTTACTTCCTTTGTTGGTAAACATTTCTCCAACATTAAATGTAAAAGTGTTTTGACCGTAAACTTTTGTAATTATATTTCCTGTTGTTGCCATCTTGTAAATGATTAATTGATTATTTATTCAACAAATATAACCAAATTTGATTACTAATTTAAATAATTTATGTTAAATTTTTAAAAACATCTGAGGCTTTAATATCTAAACATTCACACAACTCTATAAAAGTTTGCAAAGACGGAATCACGGAACCAGATTTCCATCTATGTATATGCTGGGGAGGTATTCCGAACTTAATTGCTATCTGCCTTTGAGATTTGCCTGATATTTTTATTAGTTCGCAGATGGCTTTTGTTGACTGTTTCATTATTTCATTTCTTTTATTAAAATATCATACTTTAATTTTTTGGCAATCAATTCTTCTTTAGTGTATTTATAAACCCTTTTTGAATCGGATTCAGCTTCTAATTTTTCAACAAATTCTAAACCGTATCTTTCGACAAGACCTTTACGGTAGCCTATTAAATTTCCTGAAAGATAAACATTACAATAATCACACGATGCATGACAATTCCTCTTATCAAATATAAGTCCGGAAAACCTATTGGCATCGAAATAATGAGATCCGTGTATCTCTTTTGCGTTTTCTGTTCCGCAGGATATGCAAGGCATGCCCTTATCTCTTATTCTAACCCACTTTTGAAACGACTTCTTTGCTTCTTGCTCATATTGTCCAATAGTCTTTAGTTTCTCCCTTAAAACTCGTTTTTCAGATACTGCACTTTTTTTATTGTTGGCACTGACTTTATCCATTGCGTATTTTACCGAAGCGTCTATGCATTCCTGGTTTTCATTGCAGTGCTTCTGAAGGAATCTTTTAGGAATGAATTTTGTTTTGCAGTTTAGGCATCTCATAATTTATTTTTATATTGTCTTATAAACTTTACACTTGAAATAGACATCGAGTTTACCTTTGTTCTTTCTGTTGGTTTGGATAAATGGTTTTTAATCCAAATTTCAGTTTTTAAATTGTTTTTCATATCCAATTTTCTCCGTTAGGGTTATCGATTATTATAGGCAACCAGTCTTCATTTACGGTTATACAGAATTCTTTGAACTTCTTGCCTCTTCCCCTTTGGCATGTCACCAATGAATGTTCTCCTTCGTCTTTTATTATTACGACAGTTTCGCATTTCTGCTGGAGGATTGTTCCAAGATGACCCCTCGCTTTTGTGGAACCTGGATTAAGATGCAGAACCCCTGTTATGTGAGCTTTGCTTATTGAGCTCCACTTCATCAGTTTTTGGGTCAGTTCTGAACTTTCAAGCTGTGAATTAAAATCGTTAATCAAATCCACATATCCGTCTATCGAAACTATCCCTAGTTCGTTCCTTACATCACTTTCCATAAACAACCATTCCAGATATGCAAGCCTTTCATTCGGAGTCTTTTCTCGAAGCCTCTTGGCTCTGTAGTTTGACGGAACAGCTCCGACCATCTTCGGTATTCTTGAGGCGTTAATCCAGCTGTCGTATTCGTCCTGCTCCGTGTCGATATCCAATATTAATTTATCTTTCAGATTGTGGCCTAAAATATCTAGGCTGTTTGTAAAGTGGTTAGATTTTCCGCCAAATGAACAGCTCAATATAAGTGATTTTAAAAAAGACTTTCTTGCCTTCTCTTCGCCTTTTATCATTGAAATGTTTCCCTGTGTTCCGAATCTCAAAGGGAAATTTATGCCATTGTAGCTTTTATCATCATAGCCTATGGAAATAACAAGAGGGGGTCTTTCATAATTCTTATTCAAATCAATGGAGCATTCTTCATCCATCAACTTGAAGTTAAAGTTTTCAGATACTAAATCACTTTTCTGGTTCAATTTTACGTCTGGTATCTCTATCATGGTTTCGGTAGTTGTTTATTGCTTCTGTAATCTGGTTGTTGAGTGATTTGTAAATCTTATCTTCTGAATAAATACCTATGAAATATTTTGAAAGTTCATTTCCGTTTGCCTTTATAATATGCTGGTCTTTTATTTTTTCTTCATCTGACAGCAACTGTGGATGTTTAATTGAAAGCCCTATTGATTTTTTATACAAATCCAATTTCAGTTCGTTTAGCCTTTTTGAAAACAGATCGTAATGCTCTTCAATATCCTGGTTTAACAATTCGTGCATTTTCTTTTGGGCGAAATTTATGTCTTTGTAAAACTGTATTTCGTGCATGAAGCAATAAACGTAAATCTTAGCGAATAGCTTGTTATTATCCAAATCAATCTGCTTCTGCCTATTAATCCATTCTGCAATCTCTTTCATTGAATCAATATCTTTCTGGTTTGGGGTAAACTGTCCGTTTCCTAATCTCCAGAAAATTCTCTGCACTGCCGATTCAAGTGTCATTTTTATTTGATTTAATTTCTTTCATCTTTCCGACCCAATTAGCAAAATGCTTTTTATATTCACTCAAGGAGTTTTTATTTTCTGATTGTTGCAGTAAGTGAATATTATAATCTTTCAATGCATAAGAAAAGTTTTCGGATGTTAATTGACGTTTTATGTAAAATGTTTCTTTCCAAATTTCGTCTTTGATACATTGGTCTAAAAAATCTTCAAAACGGGATTTATTATTAATATTATTATTAACAGTTAACAGTTTACAGGTTACAGTTGAATTTGTTGAATCTTGTTGAACACTTTCAACATTTGTTGAATTTGTTGAATCTTGTTCTTTTGCTAATTTTCTTGCTTCTGCACTTGCTTTTCCTGCAAGGCTTCTACCTTCAATTTTCTTTTCCCATTTCTTTAAATCACGCTTAAGAGTTGATTCAATATCCACGAATGCTATTTCTGTAAGCTTATCTGGAGCTGTAGGATTTAAATCATTTACAAATCTAAAAAAATGCTTTATCAACCTTCCGGCTTCATCATCATCAAGCTTCTCAAATTTATCAATCCAATCTGCATAAACTAATATTGATTTTTTGTCTTCTGCCATTTTACTTTAGGATAAGTTCTTCGCCTGTTAAAGAAAAATATAAGTTCTGCAACTGGTGGAGAAATTCAAAAGCATTAATTGCCACAACAGTTTCTGAATTATCGCTTCCTACAACAAACAACCATCTTTTCATTACTGGATTGTATTCAGTTGCCAAAAATGACTTTTCATCATCCCCGAATCTTGAAAACCTTTTTACATATCCACCTTCTGTAAGCTTAAACCCAAACTTCACCAGCCATTCCACTGTAATTTTAACAGGTTCGGCAGTACAAATACGGAAACACCCCTCGAACAAATCCCCTTTTTTTGTCCTAAAAGTATCATCTTCATGTAGAGAAGATATTGCCTTTATTTCTCCATTATGTTCAATAATATTTCCTATCCTGAAATCCTTTGACGATAATCTTTTTTCGTGTTCCATAATTAGTTTATTAAAATGAGAAAACCCCAACAGATGCACTACTATCTGTCAGGGTTACTCTATTAGTCATTGACTAAAATATTTTCCTGTCGGTAGTGCTTTCGACTAAACAAATATACAAAAATATTTCAAACAAACAATCAAAGCATGAAATTTAATCTGCTTTCATATATGTGGAATGTTTGGGTTACATATACAACGGTATAAAGGGCTTTTTTAGTTTTCATTAACCTAATTCTTTCAATCCTTATACGATTAGCATCTTCTAACGTATAAATATTAGAATTGTAAGCTCCCCTAACGTATTCTATACCCAAATCTTTAGCAATTGTATTTACATGGCTTTTGGTTATCTGTAAATCATCTGAAATGGTTTTAGAACTTACGGTGAATATCTTTATTTTCTTCATTTTAAATATTGTATTTATTCTAGAAGAATTTTTCCACATTCTCTATTATATCCTGCCTGTCGAAATTAAAGCATCTTACTATGGTGTCCAAAACACTATTGTAAAGCTCTGAAAACTCAAATTCATTCATAGACGCGAAGGAAATGCTTTTGGCTTCCTTTATTTCCTCTCCGTGGATTCCGTATCTTATTTCATAGAACCCAGATTCAATAATCAAATCCTTTCTTAAATATTGAATGTTAGAATACTGTTCCTGGTTCTGATAAACCATTTTTATCAAAGCATAAAACTTACGATGGAATTTAATATTACGCTTCTTTACAATCTCAACCTCAATAGTCTCGTTTGCCTTTATCTTCTTGAACTCTTCAAAGTCAGAGTCAAAAGCGCAAACTAGACTGTTATTGAGTTTCTTTACCATTAGGATTTTCATAGACACTGAATATTGTTTCTCAACTTTTCTATGTAGTTAAGCTTAATTTCTATAGCTATATCCAATCTTGATTTAATTAAATCTATTTTAGATTCGTCTCTGTAAATTATTATTTCGTGCCAATACTCTTTACCGTCTAAAATAATATAATTGAAAAAAAAGGCTTTTTCAGAATTTGAAGCAAGCATTTGTTTTTGAACCTGCCATTCATATTCAGAATCGACTTTTCCATCAGCAACCAATTTGAAGAATTTTTTGGGTCTTGGACATTTGTTTTCGAAAACGCCATCATTTCCTACAATACCATCTGGACTTGCTCCGGCGTGTTCACCATAGGGAAAGAACAATGCTTCTTTTACTTCAATAAAATCAAGGTCTTTCAAATATCTGAATTTTTCAAATGCCAATGGTTCAAGGTCAATTCCTCTTTGCATATCATAAGAAGTGAAATTTTCCTCCACTTTACCAAAACAGCTTTCGATTGCTCTTTCTATTGCATAAGTTTCACCTGTTAATCCCAAACCTTGTTTACCCATTAGCTTGTGAATTTCAGATGCTGTGAAACGGCCAATCCTTTCATCAAACCATCCCTTACTCCTTTGATGATTCATTGTAAGATAAATATTTGGTTTCTATTTCAGGAGAAATATCGTATCTCTCTTTAATTTGCTCTATTGTTGCTTTCGCTTGTGAAGCTTTATCAAAATTTGATTCTGTAAATTTCGGCTTTTGTTTAAACAAATTAGGCTGGATGGGTCTTATTCTTACTCCTTGTGTGATACCTCCAGCAACCGACTTTACATTTTCATCAATATAAAGCTCTACACATATATCTTTCCAATTTTCAACAAAGGAATTATTGCCTGCAAAAACTTTTATCTGTTTTGAATTTGTAACATTAAGGACTAAAGGCTTTATATTTTCTTTAAAATAGGCAATGTTGAAATTACCTTTTTTTCCAGCTACCTTTGTGCCAAATTCTTGTTTTACTTCCTTAATAGTAAAAACTAAAGGAACTCCCTGTTCTATAAAATCTTCTAAATCAGCACTGCCTAGATGGTCTGATTTGAATACATTTCTATAATGATGTTTTTTTTCTTGTGTCATAATTAAGTGTTTTGTTTTATGATACCTTTCCGTATTCAAATGTTGTAATAGGTTTCTCAAATACAGGATCCGAAACCAACATCTGTAAATATGTTGGCCTTTCCGGAATATTTGATTTGATAAGATCCTGTAATCTTAAGTTCTCTTTTTCAAGAGCCTCTATCCTTTTTTCGTAATATTGAATCTTGCTTTCTTGTGAGTTCATGGTTTAGGCTTTTAAAATTTCATTGTTTACTAACTTATAGAAAATGTCTGATTTTATAATTTCACCATCCACAATAACAGATTTTAAATGTTTAATATAAAAATCACCATTTAAATCATAATCTCCCTCCACAACAACAAGCCAGGCACCCAATGATCCTTTAACCTTTGTTCCTTTCCCTACAGCAACTGCGACCCCTCCCTTAACTGTGGAAGCGTAAGAATAGTCACCGCTTGACGATGCGCCCGAACGGTTACCGCTTGACGATGCGCCCGAATGGTTACCGCTTGACGATGCGCCCGAAGAGTAACCGCTTGACGATGCGCCCGAATAGTCACCGCTTGACGATGCGCCCGAATAGTTACCGCTTGACGATGCGCCCGAATAGT